TTCATTAGCAGGCTGTCACGGCAGCGAAGCAGAAGCAGTTGACCAGATCGCAGCACTGTATGCATCTGAAGCTGATCGGAGCACACGAATGATTGATCTAGAAGCGTATCCGTTGAATGATCGGCAGCTTGCCCAGTACGAGAACACTGAGAGTGTTGTCGAAAGGTTTGGTCAGTACGATCAGACTGCTGGTGCTGATGGCTGCGGTTATGTTGCGGAGTCTGATCGTGCGGACGATGGCATTGCTTGCGGCAACTGTGTGTTCTTCATGGAAGGCATGTGCGAAGTTGTTTCTGGTGAGATCGCTGCGGCAGGTTTGTGCAAGCTGTGGGTGATCCCTGCAGGTTTGCTTAAGGGTGAACCTGAACCAGAGGTTGACCCTGAACCTTTGGTTGAGGTTGAGCCTGAACCTTTGATTGAGATTGAGATCGATGGGTTTAAGCGTGGTGTGAAACCTGAGCGTGAGGTACGCAAGCTTGAAAAGCTTGCGGTGCGTGCAACACCTGATGGTGGTGCGATCCTCGAGGGTTACGCCACCGTGTATGACTACGCTTACTCGATTGGTGATGTTGATCGTGGTGGGTTCATGGAAACGATCATGGGTGGTGCTGCTGCGAAGAGCGCTGGCGAGGCCGATGTGCGGTTGCTCATTAACCATGAGGGCATACCTCTGGCACGCACCAAGTCTGGAACGATGACCCTTGAGTCTGATGACATCGGGTTGCGTGTCACTGCCGAGCTTGACCCTATGAACCCACTGTCTGCATCGTTGCGTTCTGCGATGGAACGTGGAGACATGGACCAAATGAGTTTTGCGTTTCGTGTGTTGCGTGACGAGTGGAACAGTGACTACTCCGAGCGCAAAATTTACGAGCTCAAACTGTTCGATGTGTCAATGGTGACCTATCCGGCGAACCCTGCCACGGTCGCAAAGGTTCGCAGTGATGATACACAAGATTCTGAAAAGGCCACAGGCCGTTCAGTTGAGATGGCTAAGCGCCAACTCGAAGCAATACCAGCCCGCCGATAACAAGCCGCAACACATGCCGCCTCATAGCACATGCGTTGCACTTGAAGTCACTAGCTGTTTCCTAATCCTTTAACAGAAAGGTTCCACAGATGTTGGACCAAATTCGTACCCTGATCGCAGCAGCGCTCGATGAGCGTGATGCAAGTCAAGCTGCAGTTGAGGCAATCCTCGCTGTCGCAGAAACCGAAGGCCGTTCAGATATGACGGCTGAAGAAACAGAGAAGTTCGACGTTGCTCGTGCTGAGCTTCGTGAAATTGATGACAAGATCACCGCATTGCAGGCTCGTGAGTCTGACCTCGTGGATCTTGCTACCCGTTCCGATAAGGCCGCTGAGGCCAGAAAAGAAGTACTCCCAATGAACATCAAAGTTGTTTCCGAAGAGCAGACCTACCGTGCAGACTCCGAGTTTGATTTTGTTAGCGATGCTATCGCTGCGAAGTTCGGCAACGACAACGCTGCACGAGATCGCATTGCCCGTGCACAAGAAGAAAGTGGCCTCAATTACCGCTCGACTTCTGGAGCGTTCGGCGGTTTGGTCGTACCTCAGTACCTCACAGAGCAGTTCGCTCAGACGCTTGCGTCTGGCCGTCCTTTCCTTGAGGCCGTCACCCGCATTCCGCTCCCGGATTCGGGGATGACAATGACCATCCCGAGGGGTGCCACCTCGACCGGCGTAGCGGCGCAGACCACCGAAGGAACGGCAGTAAATTTGCAAACCTTCACGGAGAGCGATCTCACTGTTCCAGTGCGGACGTTCGCTGGCCAGCAGGTTGTGTCCCGTCAGGCAATCGAGCGTGGAACCGGCATTGGCAACATCTTGCTTGCCGACCTCATGCAGCAGTACGCGACCAAGGTCAACGTGAGCGCCATCTCCGGCACCGGAGCAGCGGGCGGACACTGGGGAATTTTGAACACCACCAGTGTTCAGACCGCAGGCTGGATCGGTACCACCGGAGCGTCACTTGTCGCTTCAATCCACAACGCACTCGGCAAGATCAACACGTCACGCTACGCAGCAGCTGACCTCATCGTCATGCATCCTCGTCGTTGGGCTTGGCTGTGTGCACAGTCCGACTCCTCACAGCGCCCACTGGTTGCCATTGAGGGTTACAACGCCTTCAACGCTGCTGGCGCTGGTTACGCTGCAGGGTACGGTGTCGTTGGCTCCGTGGCCGGCGTGCAGGTCGTAACCGACGCAGGCGTGCCGATCAACCTCGGCACCAGCACTGATGAGGATCGAATTATTGTGACCCGCAAGGCCGATGTGCTGTTCGGGGAAGCCAACGGAAGCCCCGTCGAGCTTACCCTCAACGAGGTTGCTGCAGCTTCGCTCAACGTCACGATGGTCGTATACGGATTTTCTATGTTTACGGCTGGGAGATTCCCAGTGGCCACCTGCAACCTTCAGGGAACCGGATTCACCCAGGTCCTTTCCTGAGTTAGCTAGGATGGGTGGTGCAAGCAGTGTGCTTGCTTGCACCACCACACCTAACCCGATCAATCAAAGGACAAACATGGCAGAAACTTTCGATCACCCTGGACAAGTGTTGTTGGCTTTCCCGTCAACAGGTCACGACATCTCAACACGTTTCATGCGTTCCTTCTGGGAGCTTGACGTTTGGGATCGTGAACGGGCGGTGCAAACATGGGAAGCGCTCGGCGCACCTGAGTCACCGAACCCGATTGATCTTCGCATCCTTCACAATTATGTTGCGCTTGAGGCCACAGCAAACCTTGCGAAAGCTCGCAACCGTTTATGCGACGAGTTCTTGCACAACAACCTTGAGGCCGAATGGTTGTGGTTTGTTGATACTGACATGGTGTTCCAACCGCAGCTGATGCACCAGATGGTTGCCAGAGCGGTTGAACATGACATCAAGATCCTTGGTGCGTTGTGTGTGATCCTCACCGCTGACGGGGTTATCCCCACATTGTTCATTGATTCGCCCACAACGATCACACAAGTAATGTTGGATTGGGAACCAAACCAGTTGGCAGAGGTCGCAGCAACAGGCACAGGATGTTTGTTAATTCACCGCTCAGTGATCCAAGCAATGTTTGATCAGAGTGGTGGTAGCACGAACTGTTGGTTTGGTTTCGATATTCGTTTCGGTGACGATGGCTCGGAGTGGGCGTTGGGCGAGGATGTGAGTTTTTGTTTGCGTGCGGGCGAGCAGGGCCACAAGGTCTATGTTGATACGACTGCGCATGTTGGTCATCACAAAGGCGGCAGGGTTTACTGGCCAGAAGATACAAAGACAATGGGTGTGCAACCGCCAGAGGAGCCGAAACTAACGGACGATAATGCTCGGACCTGATGCCAGCAGATACATTCTTGCTGGGAAAGGTGTTCCAGTAGCACGACCGTTCAATCTCCGTTGGTTGTTGCCGACGGTTTGCAAAGATGATGTGCGCAGGTGGCGTGCAGTGTGGGTTGCGTCGTGGGTTGTTGCAGCGGTTGGCATGTTGTGGTGGGGCTGGGATCTTGGCATTGAACGTGCGGCAGCTGCAGCGGTGTTGTTGTTGGCGTTGCCTGGAGTGTGGGGCCCGCAAGTAGTTCGGCCTGTTGGCGTTGATTTACCGGCGATGGCTGTGGCGATCATGGCTGTTGCTTGTTTCGATCACGGCCTATGGCCACTGGCAGTATTGCTGATTCTGGTTGCCGCTTCGATCAAGGAAACGTCACCAGTGTTTGCTGCTGTGTGGGCATGGCATCCAATCATGCTGATCGGTTTAATCGTTCCAGCTGTTGTCTGGTTTGTACGCAAACCGCAGATCGACCAGGTGACCGCACAACCTTTGCTGCGCAGAGTTTATGATCACCCGTTTATCACTGCGATGGAATCGCATCGTGGGCGTTGGCGTGATGCCTGGTTGATGATCGCACCGTGGGGTGCAACCTTGGCAGCTTTGTACCGTCCATCGTGGCAGACGCTTCTGATACTCGTTCTAGCGTATGCACAGCTTCTGGTTGCTACTGACACGGTTCGACTGTTGCACACGGCTGCTGGGCCTGTGATGGCCTTAGCGGCAGCGCAAGTGCTACCGGTGCAATGGTTGCCGCTGATACTGATCGCACACTTTTGGTGGTGGAGAAAGCCCGAGGTCATCTAATGCATCACGAGGTTCTCGAATGGGTGCAACGCTGGGTGCCAGCAGGACCGACCAGTGTGCTCGATGTCGGCGGCAGAGATATCAACGGGCAACCGCACTACCTGTTCGAGCACTCCACATTTGAGATCGTTGATCTTGTCGAAGCACCTGGCGTTACTTGGGTTGGCGACATCTTGGACTACGGCAACGAACAACCATTCGATGTGGGCTTGTACCTTGAGGTTGCAGAACATACGCCTGACTGGCCGTTTCACCTCAAACACATCAGAGATCTTCTGAACAAGAAAACTGGCCTGCTTATCTTCACTGCAGCTACGCACGGTCGGGCAGCGCACTCCGCTTCCGATGGTGGGGCTTTGCAACCAGGTGAGTACTACAACAACATCGACCCCGATTTGCTTGCACAGCTTTTAGATCGCAACTTTTCAAAGCATGTGATCGATGTGCAAGGCGAAGACGTACGGGCTGCAGCATGGAGATGAGAGCATGACAATCACTAACGGGTATCTCACACAGGCTGAAGCGTTGGCGTATGTTGGGCAGAACCTTGTGCAAGACACAAGCCTTTTGGATGATGTGGTTACGTCGAGCTCGAGGATGATCGACCGTTACTGCGGGCGTGAGTTCTTCCAGGTGACCGAGGCCCGCACGTTCGCCACACCTGATGACATTTACACGCTCTCGTTTGGTTCGTACAACGATCTTGTGAGCGTCACCACATTAAAGACTGACCCGACTGGCGGCGGCACCTACTCCACAACCATCGCAGCGACAAGCTTTCAGCTGCTCCCGTACAACGCACCGCAAGCAGATGAGCCATACACCGACCTACAACTACTCGGCGGTGTCCAGTGGCCTGTGCCGACATTCAACATGCGGCAGAACACCGTAGAGATCACAGGTGTGTGGGGTTGGCCTTCGGTACCGCTTGACGTTAAGCAGGCGTGCAGGATTATTGTGGCTGAGATCGCAAAGCTTGAGTCTGCGCCGTTGGGTGTTGCAGGGTTTGGCGAGTTTGGTGTTGTCAGGGTTTCTCAGACAATGCCGCCAAGGGCCCGACAGCTGTTGGCACCGTACCGGCATGGACAGAACTTTGGTATCGCATGAGCTCGATCACGAACGGTGAGATCCGAGAAGCACTAGCGCAAGCACTCAACGCAGTGCCAGGACTCAACATCTACCGGTTTCCACCCGAAGATATAAACCCGCCATGCGCTTTCATCGCAGGATTCACAATCAACCCGCTCACCTTCGATGGGAACCGTGAAACCAAAGTCGATGTCACCGTTGTTGTCTCACACAAACACGTTGACCAGCTAGTAACCCTCGACGCAATGCTCGACAGTGACGGGCCGTGGTCAGTAGTTGACGCAATCGAATCCGCTTCACCTCCTAGCATGAACTTCTTTGTTGACACTCTCGGCGGGTACAGGGAGCTAACCGTGGGTGATGTCGGCTACTACGCTGCAGATGTGAGCGTGATGGTGAGAACATGAGCGCAGTAGATTCGTTCGGTTTTAAGATGATCAAATACGGTGACAACCTCACCGACGTAAACCGCAAAGCAACGATTGCCGCTGCGATGGTGTACAAGTCTGGTGTGTTGACTTCTGCCGCTGGGTTCACTGGTGGTGACCGCAGGTTTTCCAAATGGAAAGGCAAACTCGGTCCGTCTTTGGGCGCAGGGTTTGAGGTTGGTGGAAGCAAAGTCCATGCGAACGCAACACTGCTGGCACGACCAATGGGGATCTGGTGGGTACTCGAGTACGGGTCACCCGCTCACATCATTAAACCGAGGAAACGCAAAGGTTTGAAAGCTTTGAAGTTCACTGATGGCGGGTTCGCCAGCGGTTCTGTAGTTCACCCTGGTAGGGCTGGGACGAGTGCGTGGGCTATCGGTATCCGCACGAGTCAAGCAGGCGCAATGCAAGCGTACAAACGTACTCAGAAGTTTGCGCTCCTTGAGGCCAGTCGCAAGTAATGCGCATCCTTGTTGTTCACCCCGGCCCAAACTTCTCAGTACAAGATGTGCACGATGGTTGGGTTGAAGGGTTCACAGAACTAGGTCATGAGGTTCAGGAATACAATTTGGGCGACCGGCTCACATGGGCTGCGATTGCGCACCTTGGCATGGATGACGGCACCTACATCAAGGCGTTCCCGAAACCGGAGAACGTGTACTCGTTTGCGATCAGTGGCCTGCCGCAGGCTGCGTTGTACTGGTGGCCGCAACTGATTGTGTTCATCTCAGGGTTCACGGTTGATCCGCAGTTTCTTGAGGTTTGCCGTGGGCGTGGTATCAAAACCGCTTGTGTGATGACAGAAAGCCCGTATGAGGAGTCACGCCAGCTGTTGATTGCACCGCACTTCGATGCTGTGGCGTTGAACGACCCGACAAACATTGGCCAGTACGCAACGCTGACTACAGCGGTTTACACTCCGCATGCTTACCGGCCTGAGATCCATTTCGAGGGCGAAGCGCACGAGGACTATCGCAGCGATTGTGTGTTTGTTGGTACGGGTTACCCATCACGGGTTGCGTTCCTCGAGCGGTGCAACTTCGACGGGATTGATCTTGCTCTTGCTGGTAACTGGCAGAATGTGCCGACAGTCCTGGCTGATCGTGTGGTGCATGACCTTGAGGATTGCATTGATAACGCTCAGACTGCTGAGTTGTACCGTGGCGCTAAAACATCGTTCAACATTTACCGCACCGAGAACAACGGTGACATCTCTGATGGTGCTGATGGTTGGTCCGTTGGACCTCGTGAGATCGAGCTTGCAGCGTCGGGCACTTGGTTTGCACGGCAGTCTCGTGGTGAGTCTGATGAGTTGTTTCCAATGCTCCCTACTTTTAACAGTCCTGAAGAACTTGGCGAGCTAATACGCTGGGCTCTTGAGAATCCCGTTGAGCGGCAAATTGCTGCTGAGCAGGCAAAACGTGTGGTCGCTGATCGTACGTTTCCAATGAATGCCCACAAGCTTCTAGAGGCTTGTGGCCTAGTGAAAAGAGAAAGCTAATGGCTAATCCGATCAGCGGTCGCAAGGGCCGTGTATACATCGATGCGAGTGCAAACGGGACTGCAGCTGCTTCACCTGTTGCAAACCTGAACACATGGGGTTTGGATTCAACCACTGACAAGACCGAAGTTACTTCGTTCGGTGACGGTTCCAAGACTTACGTTGTTGGTTTGCCTGATGGCAGCATCAGCTTTGGTGGCTACTGGGATACTGCTGCAGGTTCGCAGTTCGGTATCACCAACAGCGTTGCTGCAGGGCGCAAATTCTACCTTTACCCCAGCACGGACAGCGCAAGCCAGTACTTCTTCGGCCAAGCGCACTTCGATCTGAGCATCACTCAGACGGTTTCCGGTGCAGTTGAGATCAGCGGCACTGGTTCCGCTGCATCGACCATCAGCAGCGTCGGTACCTGATCATGGCTGACGAGTGGGCCGTCAACACACCAGACAACAAGCAGGTTCGTCTATCTGACTTCACGCTTGATGAGCTGGTACAACTCGAATCGGATTGTGATGAGGAGTGGTGGGCGCTCCTCTCGCACCCGTTCAAAAGTGCAAAGAATGCGAAGTACATTTATGCGGCAGCATGCACCAAGCAGGCCGTTGAGCCTGCAGTGCTAACGGTGCGAATGCTTACCGATGTGTTTGTCCAGGTGCCAGACAATATGCCTGACATTTATGAGGGCAGTATCCCAAAAGAGGTGGACGCTCAACAGACAGCTGGACAGTCTGGTGTGCCCTCCGATTCAACTGGACCCCAGAACAAACCCGAAGCCTAAGCATTCGGGAACTTCGGTTACTTAGCGAGGCGGTGAGCAGTGGCTCTACTTGAACGGTTACAGATCCTCATCGACGCTGATGCTGGCGGCGCTGTGCGTGAGTTTAAGAAGATTGGCAATACCGCTGATCGTGAGCTCGGCAAAGCCACAAAGTCAATCGACAAGATGGGCGCAAAGCTAACAAGCTTCGGTGCCGGTGCGGTCGTTGGCGCTGCTGCATTGGGCGCCGGTTTGGCGATGTTTGCGAAAGAGGCTGCGGCTGCTGAGACACAGCAGTTGAAGTTGACTAACTCGATCAAGAATAGCAGTGCTGCGTTCCCTGGTAACGGTAAAGCTTTGCGTGATCAGGCCTCGGCGTTGATGAAGGTGACTGTTGCTGATGATGATGCGATTGTTTCGGCGCAGGCTTTGCTTGTGCAGTTCGGGCGCACATCAAAAGAGACTGAAGCGCTTACCCCACTTGTCGTGGATCTTTCACGCAAGATGGGCATTGACCTTGAGAGCGCTGCAAAGGCAGTGGGCAAGAGTTCTGAGGGTTCTGCAGGCGCTTTGAAGAAGATGGGTATCGAGGTTGTCGATCTTGGTGGTGGCGCTACTGCTACTGAGAACACGATTGCTGCGTTGGCTTCATCTGTTGGTGGGTTTGCCGAGTCCGAGGGTGCAACCTTTGCCGGCCAGTTAGACATTATGAAAAACAAGTTTGGTGAGCTCAAAGAGTCCGTCGGAAAAGGCGTGCTCGATGTGGTCAACCCGATCTTGAATATTGGTGCTGCAGCTGGTGAGGTCAACCCGAAGGTCGGTGAGACTGCGGGCAAGCTTGCAACTATGGGTGCTATTGGTGCAGGGCTTGTTGGCACTTTGTCTGTTGGTACTGGTGCTGTGATCAAGATGCGTGACCAGTTCACACAGGTATCAATGGTTGGTGGCACTGCGACACGTTCGCTTACAAACGTTGGCAAGGCCGCTGGGGTCATTGGTGCTGCTGGTGCAGCGATAGCGATTTACCAGATTGCTTCAGCGTTAGATGAAGCAAGCGTTAACGGTGCGAAGCTTGAGGCTGCGCTTGGTGCGATTAGTTTGGAAGTCGCATCTACAGGCAGTGTTACTGCGAAGTCGTTTGCGGAGCTTGCTTCTAGCACTGAAAGTGCGTTTGATAAGCTTGCAGATGCTGGCGAACGATCAAGAATATTTAACATTTTTGGTTTTGGTAAAACATCCGGCACGTTCAAACTTGATAATGAAGTTGTTCAGTTTGATAACGCCACTGCTGCGCTTGAGAGATTGAAAGCTGCGGGCGACACAAAAGGTTTGCAAGCGAATCTTGACAAGTTGAAAGACGCTGATTTTGGTACTGGCGGCGGGGTTGAAGCAGAACAACAGCGCAAGAAGTTTATTGATTACTTGAATAACACTCGCAAAGGTTTGAGCGATAGCGGCAAGGCAGCGGAGATCACCGCTGGTCAAATTGATGAGACAACTGCTGCTACTGAAGAAGCAACAATCAGTACAGCTAATTACGACCGGCAGTTAAAGTTCATTGCTGATACGCAGAAGCTTGGCGCTGATCGTGCAGCTGCGTACAGCAAAGCGATTGAGGATACGTCAACGCTTGATGATCAGGCCACTGCCGCATTCGGGATGAACGATGCGTACAAGGGTTTGTTTAACACGTTGAACGATCTGCCTAAAGAGTTTGATGTGATCAAGTCTGCGTTGGGTGATTACACCGATGAGCAGAACAAAGCTGTTGAATCTGTCATTACGTTTGGTGAGAAGGCTGGGAGCGTCCTCGAGCAGGCTGTTTCGACTGGCGGTGATCCTCGCTTACTTGGTGGGATTTTCCGTGGTCGCCTTGAAGAGGTACTGAAGAATGCTGGTATCCCACCCGAGCAGATCGCTGAGTACATCGGCCTTGCCGGTTTGGGTGAGTTGCAGATCGAAGCGGCTGTCAGGCTGAGTTTGAAAGAAGAGGAAAAGCTCAAGCTGTATAACCTGTTGGCACTGTTTGAAACAGAGCTTAAAGAAAACCCACCTGAGATCAAGGTTGCTGTTCAGGAGTTTATTGATGCTGGCGAGTTCGCTATGGCAGAACTGCTGGTTAAGGCGTTCACAGGGCAGTTGTCACCTGCTGAGCTAAAACTGGTGCTTGCAGCGAATCCGAATCTTGCACCTGAATTGACTGCAGTTTTAAATGCGTTGCAAGCGCAAGCGGATGCTGATGCGGTTGCGCTCAGAGCGCAGATGTTTCCTCCTGGTTCGATGATTGCCGATCTGATGGCGAACTTGCAGGCCGAGGCGAACGCTGCGCCACCTGTGGTGATTCCGTTCAAACTTCCTGGCGCACCGGGTAGCGGTCTTCCGACGTTGCCGAATCGTGGCAATCTGCCACCTGGTGTGAACCCGAATGATCTGCCTGTTCAGCAGGACGAGATCAACACAGGGTTGGACTTGAACTTCAACGGGATTATCGGGCGTGCATTGGGTGGGCCTGTTGGCGGTGGTCGTACTTACATGGTGAATGAGCGTGGCCGTGAGTTGTTCACCCCTAACTCAAACGGGTTTATTATGAACGCAGGCGATGCGCAGGCATTGATTCAGGGTGTGTCGCAGATGGTTAGCGGTGGAGGTGGTCGTGGCATGACAAACAACATCACGATCAACGAAACCAGTTCACCACGGCAAACAGCCCTTGAAGTGATCAGGGCTAACAAGGCTTCGCTGTTCTTGGCTGGTGCACTGTGACCGCATCCTCAATCACGTTCGATGCAGTCGCGCTTGGCAATAGTGCAATCAAGATCCGTAACATCTGGACGTTCTGGCAACCAGCGCAACTAGAAGCATCAAACATCA